GCGTAAGCCGCCCCGCTACTCGCTCGCACAAGCCCTGATATACCAACCTGCAAAGCCGCCGATGTGCCTGCGGGCGATCCAGAAACGGAAGAATCGGGAATGCCATCAACGAAACTATCCAATACACCGTTCTGGAATCGCATTACCGCAAGGTGCGGTACACCATCTTCGAAAACCGTTGCAGATGTGTCTGAGCCAACGATGTCAGTGTTGGGCGCTCGATACCACAGCCGCATCTTTGTCGCAGTTGAAGCACTCGAACCAATGAAAAAGATGTAGCTCGATGCGTCAGCTAATCCGTAGCATCGCCGGTCTGTTGACTGTGCCCCCATCACCAGCGCCATCACCGTTTGCCCGTCTGAGGACGTCACCGTACCTGGAATATCCCGATAAAACGCTTGGCTAGAACCATCTCCCTTGAACGCGATGCCTTTGCTCGTTGGATTGAGCGTGGGAGCGCCAATCCTGAGATACGGGCCGATTGCTGGAATATCTGCCGCACGTACACCAACCGCCAGCGGATTGCCCCAATCCACCTCCACCGCATCTTGCGGCTGGGAGTCCCACGGCAGATTGAGCGCAATCCCAGACACGTTACGGCGTCCCGACAGTAAACGGCCGGATTTTCACGACAGCGTTTGTCCCGCCGTCGTTGTTCATGTTCTGCGCCGTGCCGTTCTGGATGTAGAAGTCCACCAGGCGGCACCCGTTGAGGTTGATCGTGATCGTGCGCCGCTGCAACGCATCGACCGCCGCCATGACCCACGAGCCAAAGAACCGCGCCCCACCTGAAGCCGTGCCGCTCGGGGCGTCGGTGTCGTCGTCCGTGCCATCCGTGTCCTTGAGAATGCCCCACAGGCTCACCACAGTCCCGGCTACTGGTGCCGCCGCCCAGTCAGGGGCCTCCAGCATCGCCTCGGCAAACAGTGCGTAGGGCACATCTGCGTCGGTCGTGTTGTCGAACGTGGCCGATGGTGCGCCCGAGAAATTGCCAGCCGCGATGTCGGTGGCAGTGTTGATCACTGTCTGCGCAGTGCCGTAAAGCATTCGGGTGGCAGTGGCCATTACACCCCCTGAATCACGACGCCGACAGCAGCATCGACAGCAGTCTGCACGGCAGCGTCAGTCGCCCCGGTGATTTGCGCCAGCGTTGCGGCTCGGTTTTGGATCAGCACCGGCCAAACCATGCGCGTGGCCTCTGCTTCCGGGTTGCCGAATACCTTGGACGCCCAGCGCACCCGCGCCTGGTGGTTCGGTGCGCCAGTGGACTCCACTCGGATGTTGTCGGCGGCGACCAGCGTGGCGATCTTGATTTTCTCGACCAGCCCGCTGTTAGCCGATGCGGTCACAAGTTCTGCAAATGTGGCCATGATCAATTGCCCTCAGTGATGACGAAGCTCGTAACACTCACCGGCTGCCCCGAAACAATCGTGGTCGTCGTCAGGTTCAAGTCAGAACCAGAAGTCCCCACATCGCCATCAAGCACGAAGTTAGACCCGCCCGACTGCACGATGCGAAACCATGTCGCCGTGCCCGATGCGTTTGCGCTGCTGTCCTGCGTGATAGCGTTGAGCGTCAGCACCCCAGCAGAAGCCGCAGGGGCAAACGTAGCCCCGCAGGTAAGCTCCGCAAGCAGCGTGGTTGCAGTGCCGCCCCGAGCAGGGCGTGTGCCATCATAGATGCGCAGCAGTGCGTTAGCGCCTGCGCGAGTCGTGATCGCGTCCAGCATTGCGTTTCGAATGCTTGTGGTGTCGTATGCAAGTGCCATTTCTATACCTCTATTGCGCCGGTAGCGCGGCCATCAGGGCCACGCTGTAAAACCCGGTTACGGGGCTTGGAAATCTGCGCGATGATTTCGGCTTGGCTTTGCTGCTGCAGGCCCATCAGGTTTGCCATGTTCTGATTGATCGCCTCAACCAATTCAGCCAGTGCGCTGGTTGGCTTTTCCTCGCCGTCTTCATCGATCTCAGTCGTTCCGTCTTTGGATTTCGCGCTGATCGCCGCCTGCTTCAGACTTGTCTTGGCTTGAATCTCGGCAACCGTCACCTTAGTAGACGCTTCAAGTTCAGCCTTCCAGCGGTCGAACTCCAGCCGCTGCGCCTCTGCCGTCGCCGTTTGCTCTGCCTTCATCTGCTCGACCTGAGCATCAATCTGCGCCTTGAACTGAGCTAGTTGCATGTCCGATTGCAGGCGCATCTGGTCGGCCTGTTGGGTGGCCTGCATCTTCGCCTGCTCAATCTGCATCCGGCCCTGCTCGACTTGCTGCTGTGCTTGCAGCTTCAGCATCTCAGGGTCAGGCGGCGGCTCTGGCTTTGGCTCTTTCGCCTTCTCAGCCGATGCGGAGATGAACTGCTCCAGGCTCGCCTCCATGCCCTGCCCTGCTTTGAAGGAGCGAACGCCGAACATAAGCATCTCACCGAGCAACGGGGCCAGTTCTGTCGGGGCCTGCACAGCCTCGCGGATAAACCCGCCTGCTGCCGTCAGGAACTCCAGCCGGTCGGCCTTCTCCTGCGCCTCGTCAAGCTCGACCATTGAATCGCTGGCGACAGAGATGCGGAAAGACCTCACGACATCGTTGCGCAATAGCTCGATGGCCTGCGGCAGTAGTGCGGCGTCTTTTGATGTCTCCATTGACGACATTTTTACAAGCACTTCAGGCCGATACATGCTGCACATGATCTGCGCCTTCATCCTCAAGATGTCCGACGCCATCCGCGCAACGTCCATCTGGATATGCTTCAGGCGAAGGCTTGCGAACTGCGACTTGATCTGCTGCGCCGTCGCTGTTTCACTCGCAACAGATGCGCCCCGGATGATGTCCGATAGGCCGGTGATCTCGTAAATTACCTGCTTCGACTGATCCCGCGCTTGGTAGAGCGCCGCAAGAGCCTGCAAAACAGCATCAACCGGAAGAAAATCAACCGTGCCTTTTAGCCCGCCCTTTTCGGCGAACATCGCCCAAGTGGACACCGGAATCAACTGGTTATCGACGCCTTCATCAAGCATCCGCTGAACGCCCTGCTGGCTTGAATCGTAAACCCCGACCACCTTGACAGCCCGCACCAGCAGCGAAATGCGCTCGGTGATCTCGTCCATCTCTTTCGCTTGGTCTTGGTACTGCCGGAAGTCCGCAACGGGAATCAGCGTATCCGTCGTCAGGGACGCGTACAGCGGCTTTGGACAGGGGAAGAAGCCCTCCAGTTCTAGCGGGTCAGGGCGAACGTCCAGAATCTCCTGTGCGCCCTCTGCGTGCCAGTAAACAACCTTCTCGCTCTTGTCCCATATCTCCCAGACTTTCGCCTTCTTCATGCGGTCAAGCTGGTCGGCGCTTGCCCCATTTGACTTCATCTCATCGATGCCGATAGGCTCATGGCTCAGTGGAACGTCCTTGAAGATGTCGCCGAACCGTTTCATGCCCTCGTCGCGGGACATGTACACCAACCGAGCCACCCACGACACCTCTTCCCACGTCCTAGCGGGCGAAGTCCTGAAGTCTTCCCAGAACACGTAATCGACCGGACTGCACTCATATGCGCCCATGCTCTTGGCGTCTGCATCGTCCGTTATTTGCGCGTCTTGGCCCTCATCCTGTGCAGGCTCAAAGCGAATCCATACCACGCCACGCCCCGGCAACAGCCTGTCTAGCACCGTGTTTCTCAGCGCAGAGTCGAAGTCCGAATAGTGGTCGATCTCAAACTGAAGCGCTCGCTCCAGCACCTCAGACGCAGTGCGGCCAACAGGGTCGGCATCCTTGAACCTGCGCGATACCTCTGCTTTCGGTCGCTTGGAGTACACCGCAGGGGCGAGCGTCTGCACGTTTGACCACAAGATGTTGTACTTGCGGGCGCTATCCGATAGCCCGCGCTCGTCCCGATACCGCTTGACGATCTTCCGGCCAGCAGCGAGAAAGTCCTTGTCCGTCTTCTTCGCCAGCTCAAGGTCGGTTGACCATCGACGGGCTAACCCGCCCCGGTCAATCTCTTTCTCGTCCATTACGCAACAAACACCGTGACAGTGCCAGTGCCGCCGATAGTGACAAAGCACCCAGTGGCAAACGCCGCAGGAATGCGCAGGAACTGCCCTGCCGTCAGTGCTGCAGTCGTCTCAAGGATTACCGTACCCGTGGCCGTAAGCGAGTCCCACACTTTGATAGTCAGCGAAGTCGAAGTGCCGACAAGAATGCCGCCAAGCACACCAGCGCCGGACTTGGCAAGCCCAGATGCGGCCAGGGGGACTGCGCTGTATGCCTCGTGTGTAATGCCTGCCATGCTATATCCTTTCCTGTTTCTTGCTGCGCTGCCATAGTTGGTCGAGCGTTGCGGTTCTGATCGTTCCATCGGGCAAGCCTCGCGCTGCCCACACTGGCCCCGGCTCTGCTTCCGCTGGCCGTTCTGCCTGCCAAGCAATTGCCATATACCTGGCCGCATCTGCTGCGTGGCTTGTCCAATCGTGCAGCGGCTTGTCCCGGAATACTTTCTTGTCGCTGTCCCACTCCCTGCGGTACAGCTTGAGTGCCTCAATCCCTTCAGCGCACTGCGTCTTGTCAAACCACATCCGAGGAAATGCCATGCGAAGGGCTTGGATGCCGTCCTGCAGGCTCAATTCCGGCACGATGCGGCTTGCATAGCCACGCGCAAAGAACTGCTCCTGCGACGATTTACCGCCACTGGCAAACGTCTTGGCCCTCGCGTCATGCGGCAACCACAGAAAGGGCTTTTCGCCTAGCTTCGCGTAGTTGTATGCCTTGCTGTCCAGCAAATCCGCGTAATGCTCCACGCCGTGCCCATTGGCCGCGTAGTAGTCGATCACATGAATCTCGCCCCTGACAACCTGATAGAACCAGATGGCCGTGTCGTCCGAGTAACCAATGTCCCAGGCTGTAAACACTGGCGCAGCCCTGTCATAAGGCACATCCGTTATCTGATGGCCGTATGCGTCGAACTCTTTGGCGTAGTACGCACCAGCAATTGCCGCCTCGAAACTACATTCAAACTCTTGCGCGTACTGGTCATCTGTCATGCCCCGCGCTGCGTCCGCAAGCTCTGACGCCTCAATCAGCCCCGATGTGCTGGCCTTCAGGAGCATGGTAAACCAGTCGTCACGCTCTAGCGCCGAGTGATACGCGGCATAGAACTCGTTGTGCCCTTTCGGCGTACCGATGAACACTGCCCAGCCTTTGCGGTCTGTCAGCATGGGCCGAACCACCTCACCCCACACACTGGAGCGCATATCAGCAAACTCATCCAGCACCACGCCATCGAGATACAGCCCCCGCAGCCTGTCGGGGTTGTCCGCACCGTACAGCCTGATGCGCGATCCGTTGGGCAGGTCTGCCCTGAGTTCGCTCTCGTTGTACTCAACGCCCGGAATGTCTGCCGTCAGCCGTTTGACGTATATCCATGCAACGTCTTTAGCCTGGTTGAACTGCGGACACACATAAGCGTATCGGGCGTCCTGCTTTTGCGTGAACAGCGCCGACAGCACAAGCTCCGCAACACAAGCAACAGTCTTGCCTGCCCGCCTATGGCATACCAGCACAGCCCATCGCTCGGGCCGGTTGTGGAAGTCTATGAACGGCTGGCGGGGCTTGTACC